AAGCGCGGCGGCAACAGAGGCTCGGTCGCAGTTACGCGGCGTCTATCGTTGACCGCCTGACGAAAGACTGGACGACCACCAACCGTACCGCCGGGGCTGAATTAAAGCTGGCCCTCAAGCCGCTGCGGGCGCGGTCACGGGAACTGTCACGAAATAATGACTACGCCCGCCGCTTTCTCAAAATGGTCGGGTCTAATGTAGTCGGCCCCACCGGGATCAAGCTCCAGGTCCGGGCGCGGGAGCCTGACGGGCGGCTTGATAAGTTCGCCAACCGCCACATAGAGGAAAACTTTATCAAGTGGGGCAAGCCCGGCGTCTGCACGATGGACGGCAAGATGTCCTGGACCGAAGCGCAGCGGATGATGGTGGAAAGCGTAGCGCGGGATGGTGAGATCATCATTCGCATGGTCAAGGGGGCCGCCGCCGCCAACGAGTTCGGCTTTGCGTTGCAGTTTTTGGAAGCCGACCACCTGGACGAGTCTCTCAACAAGAGCCTTCCCAATGGCCGGCGTATTGAAATGTCTATTGAGTTCGACGCCTGGCGCCGCCCGGTGGCGTATCATTTTCTCGACAAGCATCCAGGCGACGAATTTTATTCGCTGGGCGGGCGCACTTATACCCGCGTCCCGGCTGAACAGATATTGCATCCGTTTATCATCGAGCGTCCAGACCAGCCCAGGGGCGTTCCCTGGATGTCCTCGGCCATGCTCCGCTTGCAGATGCTTGGCGGTTACGAGGAAGCGGAAGTGGTGGCTGCGCGAATCGGTGCCAGCAAGATGGGCTTTTTCACCTCGCCCGATTCCGACAGTTACGAGGGCGGCGGCGAGGATGCCGACAGCAACCTGACTATGGAGCTTGAGCCTGGTGTGTTCGAGCAGCTCCCCTCTGGTGTTTCTGTCCAGACCTTTGACCCGGACCATCCCGCAGGGCAGTTCGGTGATTTTATGAAAACCTGTTTGCGGGGAATCGCGAGCGGGCTGAATGTTTGTTACACCGGGCTGGCTAACGACTTGGAAGGGGTAAATTTTTCCTCTATCCGGCAGGGCACCATTGAGGAGCGCGACCACTGGCGCGTTCTCCAGCGGTGGTCGATAGAGCATTTTCATGTGCCGGTTTTTGAGGCGTGGCTGGTCTCGTTTTTATCGAGCGGCATGACAACGCTGCCCATGCGGCGCTTTGACAAGTTCAACGTGCCGGTGTGGTCGCCGCGTGGATGGCAGTGGGTCGATCCGTTGAAGGAAGTAAACGCCAATATAGCCGCCGTGGGGGCTGGCTTCAAAAGCAAGAGCGAGGTTGCTGCGGAACAGGGCCGCGACCTTGAGGAGATATTTGACGCCCTGGCTGCCGAGCAGGAGTTGGCGGAAGCGAAGGGCATTGATCTTAAAGACGAAGGAAAAGGTGACGAAAATGGTGGAGAAAATGGAAAAAACAATAAAGACCCCGAAGCTGACGAGGACGGCGATAATTGACGAGGTCCGCGCCGACGAGGAAACCGGGACGCGCAGTGTCAAGATGTCTTTCTCCAGCGAGGAGCCTTATGAGAGGTTTTTCGGAGTTGAAGTTTTAGATCACGCCGAGAAAAGCGTCGATCTGAGCTTCGTGAACTCTGGGAACGCGCCACTGCTGTTGGATCACGATCCGACTAAGCAGGTAGGCGTAATTGAGAAAGCCGAGATTGGCGGTGATCGGAGAGGTCACGCAATGGCGCGTTTTGGGAAAAGCGCACTGGCCGACGAGGTGTTTCTCGATGTTGAGGACGGCATCCGGCGGAACATTTCTGTCGGCTACCGGATTAATGAAATGGAGGCCGAGAAGGGCGAGGAGGGGGAGACTAAAACCTTCCGAGTGATGGACTGGACGCCACTAGAGCTTTCCGTTGTTTCCATCCCCGCAGATACCTCTGTCGGAATTGGCAGGGACGCTGGGGGTGAGTTCGAGACGACGGTAATTGAAAACCAACCTAATGTAGAGGATAAGAAAATGACGGATACCCCCGTTGAAAAGGTTGAGGCGAAACAGGTTGTGCCGGAGGTAGATACCGACGCCATTGCCAGTGAAGCTGTCGGCCACCGCAACAACGAGATTGCGGAAATTAACGCCATCGCAGAGAAGCACAACAAACGCTCTCTCGCGGACAAGGCGATCAAGGACGGCTTGACCGTCGCTGAGTTCAAGGGCGCTTTGCTTGAGGAAATCGGCGATGACAAGCCCATCGAGCGTCCCGCTGCGGAGCTTGGTCTGGATAGTAAGGAGCGGGAAAGGTATTCCATGCTCCGCGCCATCAAGGCCGCTGGTTCCAAAGACTGGCGCGGTGCCGAGTTCGAGCGCGAATGCTCTGAGGCCATCGCCAAGCGGGCTGGGAAAGAGCCTCGCGGTTTCTTCTGCCCGATGGACCTGTCTGGCTGGGGTCAGCGTGATCTGACTGTCGGCACGGACTCTGCGGGCGGCTACATGAAGGGCACCGATCATCTCGGTTCCAGCTTCATTGATGCACTCCGCGACCAACTGGTGCTGAAGGGCATGGGTGCCCGCGTTCTCAGTGGCCTTCAAGGTGATGTTGCGATTCCTGGTTTGAACGCAAAGACTACCGTTTACTGGGTGGCGGAAAACGCTGCGCCAACGGAAGGCGCGCCGACGTTCAGACAGGTCACAATGTCTCCCAAGACCGTGGCTGGCTATGTGGACATGAGCCGCAAGCTCCTGGCCCAGAGCGATCCATCGGTTGAGGAAGTGATCCGGGCTGACCTGGTTTCCCAGGTTGCTGCCGCGATTGACGACGTGGGAATTGAAGGTGGCGCATCCAACGCGCCCACCGGCATCACCCAGACGTCAGGCATCGGGTCGGTCGCACTCGGCACTAATGGTGCAGTCCCCACATGGGCGAGTGTGGTTCAGCTTGTTCAGGAGGTCGAGGTCGATAATGCGGCCACCGGCAACCTGGCCTATCTGACCAATCCCAAGGCCAAGTCCAAGATGGCTAGGACGGCCAAGGTAAGCTCCACCGACTCCAAGATGATTCTGGAGTCTCCGTGGAACGAGCTTTACGGCTATCCCATGACCACGACCAACCTTGTCCCATCGGACCTGACGAAGGGAAGCGGATCAAGTCTGTCCGCCCTCATCTTCGGCAACTTCAATGATCTCATCATTGGCGAATGGGGAACACTGGATGTCTTGGTGGACCCGTATTCTGGCAGCACCACTGGTGCCACCAGGATGACCATCTTCATGGATGTGGATGTCGCTGTCCGGCACGCGCAGAGCTTTGCTGCCGTCCAGGACATGATCACCACATAAAGGCTCAGGGCGGGGCTTCGGCCCCGCCCGTTTTCTTTGGAGAAGCTGTAATGCCTAAAATTAAGATCACACGAAGCTGCGTCTGTAACGGAGAACATGCAGAGGCGGGCGAGGTTGTGGATGCGTCCTCCGTGGACGCCACCTATTTGATCGGCCTGGGAAAGGCCGTGCCAGCCGGGAAGGCTCCCAAGGCGGAAAGCCGCGAGGCGGACGCCGAGGAAAGCATTTCCAAGCGGATGAAATAAATGGCGGTTGAAAGCGCGACGGATCGCGCCGCGTTTTTTTCAACTGACGACTTTGGAGTGGCGGCGACATATACGCCGTCCGGCGGCAGCGCGTCCACGGTGAACGGTCTGCTCGAGGATGATTTTTTTGCTGCGCTTTCTGGCACCAGCGAGGTTCCCATTGAAAGCGCCAAGCTGACTTTCACATGCCGCGAGGCGGATGTTTCCAGCCCACGGCACGGCGATGCGGTTGTAATCAACTCGGTGAGCTACACGGTGGCCGGTGTTCAACCGGATGGCGCCGGGATGCTTATCCTGATTTTACAGACTACCTGACATGCCTGACCATATCAGACAGACAATCCGTGAGGCTGTTGTGACCGCCGTCACCGGCCTGACGACAACTGGGAGCAACGTCTATGACAGCCGGGTGGTCCCAGTTGAGACCCAGACGCTGCCATGCTTGCTGGTTTATGCGTCGAGCGAAACAGTGGAGGTCGAGACGCTGGGAAGCGCACGATCCCTGCTGCGTGAGCTAGAGGTTGTCGTGGAGGGAGTTGCCAAGGCCACGTCCTCCATCGAGGACACTCTGGACCTCATAGGCAAGGAGGTGGAGGTCGCCATAGGCGGCGGGCCGACGCTCTCCGGCGCTTGTGATGACATCCATCTGACCGGTGTGGAGTTGCAGCTTTCTGGCGAGAGCGAGACACCGCATGGCACAGTCAAGATGACATTCGCGGCGTTCTACTCGACGCCCGAGAACGATCCAACCACATCGAGGTAATGAAAATGAAAGAAGTCGAAATGTGGCCGCCAAAAGGCGGCACTAGCGTAATGGTCTTGCCGGAGAACGTCGAGACCATGAAAGGGCGCGGGTGGGCCGTAAAGGAAAAGCCCGTCGCTAAGTCAAAACCCGTATCTGCCACGGAGGAAAAGGAACATGGCTAACCACAAGGGTTCCGAAGGGACCGTCAAGATCGGCACGAATGTTCTTGCCGAAGTCAAAAGCTGGTCATTAGACCAGACCGGAGATACGCTGGAGGACACCAGCATGGGCGATTCCGCCCGCACATTTAAGAGCGGCCTTACAAGCTGGAGTGGCTCGGTGGATGTGTTCTGGGACGAGACAGACACCTCGGGCCAGGGCGCTCTCACCATTGGCGCGTCGGTAGCGGTTAATCTCTATCCCGAAGGCGCTGATTCAGGGGACACCTATTTTTCCGGCACCTGTCTAGTTACTTCCATCGGACGCATAGGCAGCTTCGACGGCATGGTTGAGGCTTCCTTCGGATTCCAGGGCACGGCTGCGCTCACTGAGGGCACCGTCTGATGGCTGAAAAAAACTCGGTCCTCGACCGGGCCAAGGATCATTTTTCCGAAATGGAAATGAAAGTGATCGAGGTCGAGGAGTGGGGTGAGGGCAACGAGGCATTGGTAATCTACGCCAAACCTCTGACGCTGCGTGACAAATCACGCATCCTGAAAATGTCTAAGGGCGACGACATCTCCATCATGGCTGAAGTAGTCGTAATGAAAGCCGAGGACAAGGACGGGAACTGCCTCTTTACCCGCGCCGACAAGGAAACGCTCATGCGATCCGTTGACCCCGACATTATAGCCCGCATCGCAGCGGAGATTATGGGGTCGGAGTCGCTCGAGGACCACACAAAAAACTGACTGAAAACCCAGACGCATTCACCGTGATGGCGCTGGCTGATCGGCTGGGTAAATTCAAATCAGAGGTTCTGGACATGACCGTGAGCGATTTCAACGAGTGGCTTGCCTATCTGGAAGTGAGAGAGAATAAATGGCGAAAAAGCTGAAGTTTGACATCCACGCGCAGGACAAGACTAAGCGGGCGTTCAGCGCCGTCACGCGACGTCTTTCTGCCATCAAGAAGTCGGTTTTTTCGCTCAAGGGTGCGCTGGTGGGTGCCTTCGGCGTTGCCGGGGTGGTTTCTATTGCCCGCTTCGGCAAGGCCGCCATTGAGGCCGCCGACAAGATAGCCAAGACAGCCGATGCTGTCGGAATCACCACCGACGCGCTGCAAGAATACCGCCACGCCGCCGAGTTGTCGGGCGTGGAAACGGCCAAGATGGACAAGGCCATTATGGATTTCGGCAAGCGCATGGGTGAGATGCGTGCCGATACGGGCGCTCTGACGACCTTCCTCAAGAAGCACGACACAGCTCTCCTTTCCACACTAAAAAACACGGACAACGTAACCGACGGCCTTAAGATTCTCTTTAATGCTCTAGCGAAGGTAAAGAGTCAGGTTGATAAAGACGCGCTGGCGTTTGCTGCTTTTGGCAGGTCCGGCACGGCGATGACCGTGATGGTTAAGAACGGAACGGAAGGGCTTCAGCGTATGCGCGAGGAAGCGCGGCGGCTGGGGTTGATTATAAGCGAGGACATGCTGCGGGGAGCCGAGGCGGCAAACGACCAGCTCACCCGGATGCAAAAGATTATCGGCGTTCAACTGACGAATGCCATTCTTAAACTTTCGCCACAAATAGTAGCATTATCGCAAAAATTTATAGACGGCCTCCCTGGTTTAATAGCCTGGACGACAAAGGCTCTTGAGTTTCTCAATATAATTGAGCCCACGGCTTCGATGGATGAGCTTGTTGCTGAATTAGGGGAAATCGAAGCTAAGCAAGAGAAACTCAATGAACTTTGGGAAATGAACCCAGGCAAAGGTTTGGCGAGGAGCATCAGAGAGACGACGGCTGAATATGAGAAAGCGGCCAGCGCAATACGGGAGCAAATAAATGCTCTCAACGATTTAAACAAAGCTAAAAAGCCACCGGCAGAGGAAGCGGCGGGGACTGGGCCTCTTGCCGCCGATGAGGAATTTCTTAAAAGCACAGCCAAGATAACGGCACGCCTTAAAAAGCAAATTGTCAAAGAGACGGAGGCGGGCCAGCGTGCCCTTGAGCGGATAAGGGAAACAGCAAAGTCCGTGAATGCCGACCGCATTCAGATGATTAACCTGCGCCTTCAAAAAGAACTGGCTGCGGTGGACGAGCTGCGGCTTACCGAGGCAGAAGCTGCGGAGGCGCGACGGCTGCTTAACGAAACGGCTGTCAGCCAGAGAATTGAGGA